GCGCGGATCGGTGACCGCCGCGGTGTAGTGCCAGTCGAACCAGTGATAGGGCTCGAAGCAGCACACCCCGACGATCTCGTCCGCATTGCGGCCGGTGGCGCACAGCCAGCGCGAGGTGTCCTGGCGCATGAAATCGACGCCAGTTTCTGCCGAGAGGAAGGCGAGCGCCTCAAGCGATAGCGGGGCCTCAAAGGAGATCTTGATCATACCGCCGCCCCCGCTTCGAAGAGCACGTCGATCGCCGCGAGCGAAAAGGTGCAGTCCTTGATGGTGATCCTAAGCCGCGGCGCGCCGACATGGCCGCCGCCGCTGACGCCCTGCCACTCGCCGATCGACTGCGACCGCGACACCCAATAATCGACATCCCAGGTAGCCACGTCCCAGGCGGCGCCGAGGTCGTTGAGGGAGATGTCGGGCCAGTTCTGCGGCGGGGTCAGGTCGTAGTCGCAGCGGATCTCGACCAGCGGCCGCGGCGTGCCATCGGTGATGACGTAGGGCAGCACCATGCGGAAGCTTTTATAGGCCGGCGTCTTGAACAGGCTCCAGGCGAATTGCACATCGGCAGTGATCGGCTCACCGCTGTCGTTTAAGTAGTCCTTGTTGACCTCGTAAAGCTTGCCGGTGTCGGTGCCGTAGAGCGAGCGTCCGTTGACCCATTGCCAGCAGCGGGCATTGAGGTTCGACCAGCTCGACCAGATCGGGTTCGGCATGAACCGGACCATCTGCTTATACTTGCCGCCACCGAGCGGCAGGTTGCAGATCGCGGCGCCGGTCCGGTAGTCGAGCATGACGCCCCAGCCGAATTCGGTGGCATGGACGCGCGAGACATCGAGGAAGGCGGTGTAAACGTCTTTGTCCGCTTTCGAGCCGAGCTGCTCGCCCTCGGCACGCAGCATGCTCGACATCGGGATTAGCCCGGTGCTGACCAGCGCGTAGATGTCGCCGCCAAAGTTCATGACGCTGTTCTTCGACATCGGCGAATCAAACTTGAAGATGCCGACCAGGGAGAAATCGTCAGCATCGGGATCGGTGCCACCGTAGATTGCACATTCTCCGTTGCTGGAAAAAATCGCCAGGGTGTCGTCCATTCCCCCGCCGCCATCCAAAGTCCAATTGTGGATCGCGACGATGTGGCCGCCGCGCCGGAAGATGGCATTGAGTGGGAGGTAGCTGACCACCCCGGCCTTCTGCTGGACGGGCAGGTAATAGACCGCGAGGTTGGCGCTATCGGCGAACCACAGCCGGTTCATGTGGCTCAGCGTCTTGTCGAACAGGTTCGGGACGATCCAGCCCTCGGCTGGCGGCGCCGTCACCGCCTCCTTGCCGAGGCTGCCCGGGGGATCGGCCGTCACGCCCGAGGTCTGCGGCGCGCCGGCCGCGGTGCCGTTGACGCCGACCAGGGTGAAGGTGTTCGCGGGCGTGCCGACCGAGCCGATAACGTGCGGACCATTGCAGACCGCCAAAGCTCCCGTGGCGCCGGCAATCACCACGGTCTGGCCGTTGGAAAACTTGCCAATGTCGCCGGCCGCAACCGTGCATTTCACCGGGTTGGTGTTCGACAGCGAGGTCACCGCCACGGTCGCCGGATCGGCGGTGTTGCCGCCGTCCCAGCTCCAGACGCCATCAGCGCCGTTGCACAGCACCGTGTACTCGCGATCGCCGAGATTTGAGAACGAGGTCCAGGCCCAATCGTCGCGTGTCATGGCGTTGGCTATGACGACGCCATCGGAGGAATAGATCTTTGAGCCCGAGGCCAGCGCGTAGTCGTCAGGGATCCCGTAATAGGGGATGATGGTCGAGATCGGCCCGGTGATCGTCTGGCGCAGAAAGGTCCCCGGGCGGACGCGGATCTTATCCTCCTCGACCACCCAGTTATCGAGGATCGGCGCCTTCAGCGGATCGCCGAGCACGAGCTGCGACGACAGCGACAGGCCCTTGAGCGGCGCCTGCAAATGCTGGATCTGGCCGGCGACCTTCTTCTTGGCGAGGACCGGCTGCGCCTTGGTGAGATACCGTGACGGCATCATCCTCATTGGACGGGCCCCGGGTCGGTATTGAGATCGATGACCTCGGCATTGGCTTTCGCCGCCAGCTTGTTGAGGGTGGCGGTGAAATCGCGCAGCTCCTCGCCGAACTCCAAGCCCTTGGCCTTGAGGAAACGGAACTTGAGCCCGTTGATCGCCAAGCGCGCGTTGAACAGGATCACATCGGTATCCTGCGTCGGCTTGGTCTTATAGGTGCCGTCCTGGCCGAGCAGCCAATAGCCGTCGCCCAGATCGCTCTCGTAGGGCTGGTCCATCAGCAGCTCGTCGGCAACCGCCTGGAGCAGCGCGGTCATCTGATTGATGTCCTGATCAAGCGACCCGACCGCCTGCGAGATGTCGAACTGCGTGATGCCGATCTCGCGGGAGGCTTGGTTGACGGCATCCTTGACGTTGATCATGCGGCGGCCCTCGCCTGGAGGGTGGCGATCAGCGTGTTCTGGCCCTCGATCTTGGCGCGGAACTCATTGTTTTGCTCGCGCAGCGCGCCGATCTGCCCTTCGAGCTCGGAGATCCGCGCCTCGTGGCGACCTGTCTCCTTCTGCAACTCGATCATCCGTTTCGCCCGCTTGGCGATCTCGACAATCGGCGGCGGCACGTTACGGGCGCCGCCCAGCGCCAGCTTGGCGAGCTGCTCGACCGTGTAGATCTCGCGGTGCAGACAGTTCTGCAAATCGGAGGGCGAGATCGCCGGCCACAGCGCCAGCGGATAGCCGTCCGTCTCGTTGCGCTTCAGGCCCTTCTGCTCGCGCACGAACATCTTGTAGGCGTCGGCCTCGTTCTCGAAATCGTCTTCGGTCGCGACCCGCGTGTGCTCCAGATATGGCGGCCGGGAAAGCACGATCTTGATCACCTCGCGGTAGATCGGCATGCCGTCTGCGTCGGCCACGCCATCGGGCTCAAAGCCGACCACGAAGCGGACAAGGGTTGGATTGTCGCTCATGCTATTCTCCTGCCCCGATTGCCCTGAGAGAGCAGACGGTAAGAGATCAGGGCGGAGCTCTCACCGTCTGCACCAAGAAGCGGCCCATCCCCTGCTTGAGAGCGGGCCGCAACTTTCGATCAGGTGCCGGTGAGCAGGATGCGGCCCTGCATCGCCCTATTGCTCAAAGTCAGGGCCCCCATGAAACCAAGGTGCCGGCTGATTGCGTCCATGTCGGGAGACTGATCGGGAAGATCCAGCATCTCAAAATTGCGACCCTTGTAAGTCTCAAATTTAAGATACTTAGTATTGATCATGTATCCACCAACAAGTCCGGTGGCCGCACCATCGAATACTACTGCCGCAGTCTTGTACTTCAAGGTTTCGAAACCAAGCTTACCAAGATCAGCGTCAGCATAACGCTGGTTTTCCTGCATTCCAGATTCCAGCGTGCTATAGATTTCAGCATCCGCAACTATCAGATCAGGATGTTCTGTCCCGCGAACCAGCTTCATCCACAAAGCATTGAGCCCAGCCTTCAAAGCAGGATATTGAAGACCAGTAGCACGCGCGACAGACTGGAATTGGTTTTTCCAAAACGGCCAAGTTGTTGCATTAATACCACCAACAATGCCGGTGCCATCATCCGTAATGAAAGCTTTCAGACCGGCAAAGCTTTTGGCTACTGTCCCATCCGAGTATGTTGCTTTGGTAATGTTGTTCTTCATGGTCGATTCCGCATTCTCTAGCTTGCTCTGAAGCAAGTTGAGAATGGCGGCGCGGCCCTGGTTCTTGGCGAGGTCGGGACCGCTGAGCGTAACGCTGGCGACGGCGTTTGCCGGCTCGTAGTCGGCCTCGGACAGCGTCTCCTTGACCGCCCGGCTCAAGAGCTCGGTGCCGGCATACCATGCGAAGGTTTCTTCAGCATAACTCAAAGCACAAGCGATCGCTTTACCACCTTCTACTGTGCGATGTCTGTCGCCTTTGCGCAGCAAAGCTAGTATAGCGTTACTATTACTTACGTTATCTGCGAACTCCTTTCGGTAGTCATTTATAGTAGTTGTAACAAGCTGGTTAACGGTCGGTTCGGCCATGGCGGGCTCCTATACGAGGCCCGCCCTCAGCGGTGCCTCTAGAAGCCGATTTCGTCGGCCGCGCTCTCGATGACTTCGCGCAAGCTCCGAGGTCTGTTCGGATCAGCCGGCTGCCTGCCGGTGACCGGAACCGTCCGCCCGCGCACGTTGGAGCGATTGGCCATCGCCGCGCGCTCGTTGGCTGCCCGCTGCTGCCGGGAACGTTCGGCAGCGTCGAGCTGGGCCTGTCGGGTTTCTCCATTCATCCACAGCGCGGTTTGATACGCCTCGCGCAAATCCCGATTGGGATTGGCTCGGAACAGCTCGATGATCTGCGGCAGGCAGGCGTCGAAGTGCGGATGAGCCGGGTTGCCCTGCTCGTCCTTTTCCTCGGCAAAACTGTCTATTCCCCACCTTGTGACCTTTAGCTGTTGCTGCTCGGCAGCCCGTTGGCTGCCTTGGACGAGATTTTGGACGGTGTTTCGGAGTTGCTGGACTTCACTGGAAGTGCGGCCGAGGTGATCGGCGAAGTAACGGATGGCAGGGTTTTTCTGCTCTTCCTCTGAGAGAGCAGGTCCACTCTGCCGGCTCGTGGCGAAGATTGCGGCTGGGTCCAA